AGAACTTATGCAGGCTGATTTACTGAAGAAGTCCGAACAATTACCTGTGGACCAAGAACAGCTGATGCTTCTGGAGGATCTTTACAAGACCACCGAGAAGATAGAAAAAAGAATTGAAGACATGATGCACAACAAAGTGAACATACAATTCTTACAAAAGCAAATGGAAAAAGCTTTAACAGATATAGAAGTATTAAAAGATAAGGTAAGAGCCAATGGATCGAGTCACTAGAAAAATTTTAGATTACATCTCTGAACAAGAGAAAAAAGCAAAGCAAATGAGTTATCTCAAAACTCTTAAACAAGAAGTTGAAATTAATGGGACAGGTACCCATAAATATAGAATTAAATATGGACCAAACAAAGGAGTAGTTGTAAAATGATCGCAGAAATTGTAGCCCTTTTAATGTTCGTAGGCCATGATATCAAGGAGCATAGAATACAAGAGTCTATGTCAGTGTGTTTGAAGCATAAGCGCGAAGCTAGCAGGCCACCAATTAGTGAAAATATATCATATAAGTGTATTAGATCTAAAGCAGAACTAGAAGATAATATTGATGGATCTCAATCTATAAAAGCATTAATATTAAAGTAATAAATGTAATTGTGGAGATTTAATGGAAATTCTTTGTTATATTTTAATTATGTTATGGATAATGGGAGTATCTGAATAAAGAATAAATGAGTTATTTAAACGCAAACATACCAGTGCAATATGCACAAATAAGAAGGGAGTATTTATATGATCTTAAAAAACATCACGGAGAAGTTGAAGACTGTATTATTTTCGGTTTATCAAGCATTACGGGGCGTAGTCCTCTTTTCCATGGAATTATGGAAAATGGAGCTATCTTCTATCGTTTACCAATATCTGCATTCATTCAAAGAGGCTTTAAGCCGGATGATGTTCCTAAACGTAGGCTTGATGAGTTGGTTCTATGGAACTGCTTTAGTTATTATCCTGCTGTTCATTCTTGGGACATTTTAGACGGCCAAGCAGGTAAATACATTGGTAAAGATAAAAAATGGCATTCAGGTGCTTATCTTTTTACTTTAGATTTTGCTCATCCTGAGTCTAATATAATAGATACAGACCACTCAGAGATACCACATGAACATAAATGTGCACATATTTTAGCGTTAGATGATGGTAATTATGCTGCACAACCGAACAACAGGTTGATTTGGGACATTCCATCCTTTACAGTTAAGGATAATGTTCCAGATTGGAAAGTACAAACTTCTGAATGGAACGTAGAAGACTCAAGAAAGTGGCAAACAGAAGATACTGATAAATTTTTTTATGAAATAGAGGAGAAAAAAAAATGAAGTTAACTGCAAACATAACCCTAGATGAGCTTACCAAAAGTCAAATAGCTGAAAGAAAGGGTATAAATAATAATCCTAACCCACAACAAATTGAAAATTTAAAATCATTGGCAGTAAATATATTACAGCCCGTTAGATCCCACTTTGATAAACCATTAATTATATCATCGGGATTCCGTTGTGCTCAGCTTTGCACAGAAATTGGTAGCAGTATAAATAGCCAACACGTAGCAGATGAAAGTGCTGCAGCAGCCGATTTTGAAATACCTGGTGTGGATAATAGGGAGCTAGCTCTTTGGATCAAATCAGAGTTAGAATATGACCAGCTCATATTAGAATTTTACAGAGATAATGAACCTACTTCAGGCTGGATTCATTGTAGTTATTCTAGCAACGCAAATAGAAACCAATCATTAAGAGCATTTAGGGAAGACGGAAAAGTAAATTATAAACCCTGGTTAGATTAGATGGCTATAACTAGAAGTCAAATAAAAAAACAGTTAGAACCTGGTCTAGGTAGAGGTTGGGGCAGGGCAGAAAAAAGCAAATTTAGAAAAGTGTTAGAAAAAACACATGGTAAAATCTACAAATCCAGTAGCAAAAAGTCTAAGGTCTAGAACATTCAAGCCTAAAGTGATACAATCAAAGAAGTTGTACAACCGTAAAAAGAAGAGAATAGACACTCTTAATGCGGCCGCACAAATAAAATTGGAGGAGCCAAATGTCTGATAAAAAGTCTTATAAAAAAAAGAAACTTGATGTTACTTTTGGTGGTGGGATATATGATGATGAATATGTTACCGAGCCTAGAGCATCTATGGGCATTGGAAAAGGGGACAGCAAATTAGATTTTACTGTTAGAAAACCTTTTAGTAAAAAAACTAAAGAAAATATATCTAGTGAGATAGGTCTTGGTTATACCAAAGAAGGCAAAAACTCCAGTTTTAATGTTACAGGAACAAAACGAGGTAAGTCAAAAGATTTAAGTTTTAATTATAGCAGAAGCTTTACCAACGGTGGATACAACAAACATAAGGATGATGATGGTAGAAAATATGGGCCAGGTCCAACATATAGAGGTAAAAAATTAAGATTATATAAAATGCCAGTTTTAAATAAGCCTATTAAAAAAGATATTTTTGAAGCAAGTAAGGGAGCTTATACAGGATCCTATATAAAAAGTGAATTAGATGGTAAAAAAGTTTCTAATAAATCATACGAAAAATATTATAAGGGTATGATCGATGTTTAAAAAAATTAAAAAGTATATAAAACATATAATAGAAAAATTACTTGGCAAGAGATGCCAGTGTAAGGATTAATTATGGCAACATCAGGATCAACATCATTTAACCTCAATATCGATGAAGTCATTGATGAAGGTTTCGAAAGATGCGGTGGTATTAGACCAAGCACGGGCTATGATTTAAAAACAGCACGAAGATCATTAAACTTATTATTTTCTGATTGGGGAAACAGAGGAATACATCTTTGGAAAGTTGAATTAAACGAACAAGCATTAACAGCAGGCACAGCTACGTACAGTGTTGCTGCAAATGTAAGTGATGTTTTAGAGGCTTACATATCTACGACAGCGGCCGCATCTGATAATGCAAATACACAAGATGTAGCTCTTACAAAAATAGACAGATCTGCTTATTCAGCTTTACCTAATAAACTTGCTAGAGGCCAGCCGTCACAATATTATGTTGATAGACAAGTAACTCCAAAAATTAGTTTATATGTTGCACCCGATGCATCCACTTACACAACTTTGAAATTTTATAGTATTAATAGAATTGAAGACGCAACAGCTTATAATGATCAACAAGCTGATGTAGTTTACAGATTCTTACCATGTATGTGTGCAGGTTTAGCTTATTATTTAGCTATGAAAAAAGCACCTGAAAGACTTGAAGCAATGAAATTAATTTACGAAGATGAAATGAAAAGAGCTTTGGAAGAAGACGGGCAGAGAACATCGTTATATATCTCACCTCAGTCGTACTTTCCAAATGTATCATAATGGCTAAATACGCAAACGGAAATAGATCATTAGCAATTTCTGATAGATCAGGAATGGCATTTCCATATCAAGAAATGGTTACAGAATGGAATGGTTCTTTTGTTCACATATCTGAATATGATCCTAAACAACCACAAATTAGAAGAAAAAGAAATGTGGCTGATGCTATAGCTTTAAGAAAAGTAAGACCTCAAAGATTTCAACAACCTCAAACTGTTGCTTCTAATGATGCTACTTTAGCTAATTCAGGTGGAACAAGTGTAGGTGTTGCTAACTTAACTTTACCTGGTGATTTTGCTTTTGAAACTTTTGAAACGACAGTTACCAGTAATGGTATAACAACTTCTTTACAAACAATGCAAGCAAGAGATCCTTCTTTACAAAACAGAAGAAGAGAAGCTTCTGCTGATCTAGGAAACGTAACAGTGAGTATTTCATAATGGCTATTACACATGCAAATTTTTTAACTCAAGTCAGAAACTACACTGAAGTAGATAGTAATGTTTTAAGTGATGCTATTTTAGATCAATTCATAAGAAACACAGAGCTAAATGTTGCTGGTCAAGTTGATTATGACGATTTAAGAAAATACTCAACATCAAATTTTACGATTAACAATAGATATGTAGTTTTACCATCTGATTGTATTTCAGTTAGATCTGTACAACACATTGCATCAAATGGAACTAGGACTTTCTTAGAAAGAAGGGATACAAGTTTTATGTCTGAATTTAATCCTACAAATGCAACAGGCACACCTAAATATTGGGCTAATTGGGAAGATAATGTTCAACAAGGTCCTGTCATATTGGTTGCCCCAACACCAGCAGCAGCTGATACGGTTCAGATAAATTTTATTAAAGATCCGCCTCATTTTGATAGTTCAACTAGCACCCTGCTTTCAAAACAACACGAACAGCTATTATTATATGGAGTGTTAAAAGAAGCTTATGGCTTTTTAAAAGGACCTGAGGATCTATACAAATTGTATTCTGAGAGGTATAATCAAAGCATACAAGCTTTTGGTCTACAACAAATGGGTAGACGAAGAAGAGGAGAATACGACAGTGGAGTTCCTCGAATTAAAATACCTTCACCGTCACCATAA